GTCATTATCCCATCAAATCTGGTCGTGAAAGTGCATCTTTCTTTGGTTTATTTACTTCTTCTAAACCAAGTCCAGCTCCCTCTATAAACATCTTTGGAACTTTACCACAATTACCACAACTATAAACCTGAACTGGTACAAGTGCTTCTTGTCCTGTTGGTGACATAATTGGTGAAATCCTTTTAATTACGTGTGCTGTAATGAAAAGGTAATTCCCACAATCATCACATTTTATAGTCTCTGCCTTTTTCAAATCCACTTGAACTTCTGTTTGTGGTTGTTGAGGTGCTTTTCTTTTAGCCATTTTCTAACTCCTTTAATGTAACTGTTGCAACACCGTGTTTTTGTACTACTCGTGTTGTACATTTTTGTGCAAATTCTATTGCACTTTCTATATTATTTGTATCTAAATAACCACGAACTAATCCAGCGATGAATGTATCTCCTGCTCCACTCACATCTTTAACAGGAACTTCTTCTACTGAAAAATCTCTTTCATTATATCTACATCCTTTACTACCTAATGTAACAATAAGTTTTTCCTTGAATCCATCATCTGACAGTAATTCATGATTCTTCTTATATTCTAATTCGTTTATCTTGATAAAATCTGCATCTCTTATCCACTCACCAAGTTTCTTTTTAGTGTCTACAAATACATTTTTATTATATTTACAAATATGTTCTATATCACTTTCTTCTAAAAACCCTTTACAATAATCTGAAATAATAATTGCATCAATCTTATTTATAGTACCCGTCAAACTATAAGATGTAAATTTATTATTCAGTATACCTTGTAATTTTTTTATTTTTATTCTATCACAATAATCGTGTTCATCAACCCTTAATACCATTTGACCTGAACGATTTTCTACATATCTTTTCTTTGTAATGCTATTTACATTAGTTATGGTATAAATAGTCATACCTAATGACTCAACATTATTTGCAACATTTTTTGCCATACCATCATTTGATTCTGTATGTGATGGAACAAGTACTGGTACTGGTGCCTCAGGACTAATTCTTTCTATATCACCATAGACAAATACATCTTGACAACTATCTCCTATAACTAATACATTCATTTTATTTTTTCCTTATCATAATAAAAATTCTTATTGGCTGGTGGAATTGTATTAGAATCACCATTGTCTATTTGATATGCCAATCGTTGATTTGTAATATAAGCATTTAATAATCCCTTTCTGACTACTCGATGTGTCATATCAGAATCAACTGCTATTTTAGGGTATTTTAGATGTTCTAAAAATACTTTACAGGCCTTTTTATTAACCATAAAACATTGATTTCCAGGTTTGTATTCATATATAGAATAAAAATCATTTATTTTTTCTTTAATGACCAAATCTTCTGTGAGATAACCAAAATGAATCATATCCCAATCCTTTGGAATGTGTTTTATACATTCATTAAATTTTTCTTCAAAGTCATCTATAAAAACACAATCATCTTCAATTATAAGTATATTACCATAATCTTTATTTATATTTTTTTTATATATTTCAAGAAAGGTTTTATGTAAACCAACTAACCCAGGTGTCAATGATTTACCCAATTTAAATCCTGATCTTTTAGTCTCATAAAGTTCACCTAATAACTTTTCCTTTTTATAATTTATTTTTTTACCATCTATTGCAGGAAATCTTTCTGTTTTAGATAATAACGGAATTTTACTTAATTGATGTTCTATTTTTTTTCGTCTATCTTGACGATAATCTAAATTTATATAATAAGATTTATGAAATATATTCATACTCTTTTGAATCCTCAAAATAACTTTTATACCTTGATTGTAACGATAAATCTAATCTATTTTCTATTTCAGTTTTAGTACTTAAATATTTATATTCTGGTGTAATAGTTGGTTGTAAATTCTCATAATCAGTTATATCAATAGATATATTTTTTCCACATAAATGATAAGTATTCAAATAATAATCTGATACTATATAATCTTCACAATACTCGTCCACAAAAGCATCTTGATAATCTTCCTTGTCAAAAAGATAAATACCCTTTCCCGAATCAAGTTCGGTATCTTTCATAACAAAATCTGGTACACCATTACCCTTTTCAGTTACATCCTCTAATCTTAATATTTGTTTTGGAAAATTAAGTTTATCTCCCAAATATTGTCTTACCCATCTTTTATTTGTAGATAAATGTTCAATAAATGCAAACTCACGATTAAATGTTTGTTGAAAATTGAAAATTGATGGATCATCAGAAAAATCCATATAAACAAAATCTCCGACATCTTCGTTCACCGTTTCTATTTTTATCTCCTTTTCCATTAAATTATATAAACTTCTATCACACCCTACGTTCCAAAACACAAGTTTACTATAATTGTTATTTACTAAAAAATCTTGTAAAATGCTCAAATCAAGTTGAGTTTTAGAAGTTACGGTTGCGGCCGTATCTATTTCTAAAAAATACAATTTGCCATCCTTTGGTATTAAAGAAGTCTTAACTAAAATAAAATGATTAGACAACTCCATATATTCTTTCATATCTGATGAAATCGATTCGTGAAAAATATCAGATTGTTTTTTAATTATCGGAATATAAATATTTAAATCAAAGTTCATCCCAAGCCCCATCTCCACATTGAAATGATTTATCCTTATACCAAGATTGTAATTCTGTTCTCTTTTGTATGAGAGAAAATGTTATCATTGATCTTGAACAAAAAGGATAAACATCTGCTATATCAATATTTTTTCTATTAATGTGTAAGTCAGCAGGAACGATGCCCTGCTCACTTGATTTTTGTATTAGTTTAGTTGCTGCAGTTGGTGTTATAGTGTAACAATGTGCTCCAAGTAAACAATATTCCCTACAATAACACTCTTCACCCTTCTCAACTGTACAATCACACCACCTCTTATACAAACCTTTTCTATTCCTTTTTTTATGTATCAACTCGAAATCAAAATCATCTTGTTTATAATCCTTTTCCCAAGAAGGTTTCCCATAATTTATCACTCCATCAAAATCATAGTCTTTAAATTCATTGGTAAAAATTGCATCATGTTCTAAAACCATAATTTTTTGGTCTAATTTCACACAATGATTCCAAAGGTGAAAGTGACTAAAAAAACATCCGAGTATAGATTCTTTGTAACCTATATTCGTCCAAAGACGGTTTTCATCGATAAAATTAAACTTATATTTTTTATTCAATTTTAGAGAATCGTCTCTATGTATACCTTCCCACAATTCAACATCTATTTTTCCAATATTTTTTGCTGAATCAATTGTCTTTAATGCAGATTCATAACTAAGTTTATTTGATGAAATATGAATTACATATTTTTTAAAATCCGACATTTTTAATCCAACTTGAATCTACGAAACACTTATCAGGTTCACCAACTAACTCGTTTACAACATCACATACGTCTTGAAATTCCTTATTATAATCATGACCACCGATTAGTCGTAGTGCCTTTAATTTTGGTAAATATAATTCTATATCTTTAAATACATCTTCATAATAATGACTACCATCAATATAAACAAAATCAAATGATTTATCTTTGAATTTATCAACTACATTATAACTAAAATCTTGATGTAATGTAATATTATCAAAAAACCTTGTATTCATATTAAACTCCTGTTTAACTTCCTCCCAGTTATTTCCTAATAAATCATTAGCCTCCTCTTGTCCTTGAAATGGATCAATACAATGTATCTCTTTAAACATACCAGAAGAAGCAAATAAACAAGTTGACTCTCCCATATAACTACCAATCTCAATCATCTTTAAGTCACTTCTTCCTTTAAAAAAATCGTCTAACCAAATTATCATTTCTGATAGCCCTAAAAATAAATCATTACTCATATTGGATTTCCATTCATCCAAAGGGTTAAATCTTAGAGTATTCATTAATTAAATCTACTCCTCTATAAAAGTTTTTTCTATCCATTGGTAAGTTATTTGAATCCCATTTCATTTGTAACGGTGGAAATGGACAATCATTGCAATGACTAAGTGGTATATTACTTTCAATAAAATCTATAACTTTTTGTCTATCATCCCACTTACACATATCCTTTTTTTCACTATAAGTTGTTGTACATCTAAACAAATATTCTTTTGTTATAACTCTACAATCGTCTTTTTGATAACACCTTTCCCAATTCAACTCCTTAGAATATTCTAAATTAGATTGTTTCTGTCCATATATATCAAAAGTGTTTTGCCACCAAAATTCTATTTTTACATTAGACTTTAAATAATCATATAAATATGAATTCTTTACTATATTTGACAAATCTTCTTCAAATGGATATACTGAAATTACCAATTTATCCAATTTCATTAATGATCTCACAACAACTGGTGTAAAATTTAATCCATTAGTTATAAGTGTTAATTTATTAATTAAATTTGTATTTTTTAAATAATCAATTATCTCATCCAAATTTTTATGAAGTGTAGGTTCACCACCCAATATCTTTAATTCATCTAATCGTAAATCTAATCTTTTTAGATTTTCCATTACTATCTTTACATCACTTAACTCGTACCTTGTATTGGTTACACGGCCATCTTGTAAATAATCTAAAACAACACATCCACTGCAATGTAAATTACAAGTATCTATTATATGTAAATCAAAACTACCTAATAATAAATTGCTCATGATAAAATCCTTGTTGAAATCCTTTACCAATTGATTTATTAGTATAAACACAAATATATGATCTTCTCGAATAATCAGAATTGTTATTTTCTGAACTATGTAAAGTGTTGCCTTCTATTAAAAGAATATCACCTATCTTTGGATATAAAGTTATCCACCTTTCATCAAAGACTTTTATTGCACCATTCTCATCTGTATAATCATCAAGTATCAACATACAATTAATCGTAACCAATTCTTTATCATTAGGAAATGGACCATACTGATTATCATAATGTGGTTCAAACTTCATATCTTCATGTGGAAGTTTTACAACTATCTGGTCATTGAATAAATAAGGTTCAGGAATGTAATCTGTAATAACATCATACATAAATTTAGAAGTATAGACATTAAACAACTTATAATTCTCATCATCGGTACAAATTGATGCCATAGATGCCATATCTAATCCTTTCCAATAAATACCAGAACCTACTTCCTTGTCCTTCCCAATCTGTGGGACAAGTCTTTCCTTTACTATCATGGTGTAGGATTGTAAATAGTCTATAACATCACTTGGTATTTTGTTTTCCAGTATATCATAACCATTATTCATTAAATTACCTCATCAATTAATCCATACTCTAAACATTGTTTAGCATCCCACAGTAAATCGTGTTTTAATATTTCATCAAGTTTCTTCATTGGAACTTTAGTATATTTCTTATACACATCTTTAATGGTTTTCATCATTAAATCAAGATTCTGTTTCTCATCCTCAAAGTTAGCGTATGTTCCCCAAAAGTTACTACTTAACTGATGAATCAACATATAAGAATTTCTACTCATAAATCTATAATTACCAACTACTGACAAAAATGTAGCCGCACTTGCTGCAAATCCATCTACATAAGTATGAATTGGAACTTTACATCTCAACATAGTATCCATAGATGAAATACCGGCAGTGATTGAACCACCACCTGAATTTATCAATATTTTAAGTACAGGTGGATCTATATCTAAAGTATTTGCTAATGTCAAACTTTTAGATTCTATCTCACCTATCTTTTTATTTAATTCTACTGCACTTTCTCTGTTTACATTAGAATAATAATAAATCTTATTTTCGTGAACTGATATGTGCTTTTCTGGTTTACCACCATTTGGTTGTGCATCTTTTGTAACAGGTGGTTTCTTTTCACCCCAATATTTTTCGTTCATGATGCCTCTACTACGTCAACTATCTTAGATTCCTTTGCAACTTTTACTTCGAAGAAAAATGCTGAATCTTTTAGAAATTCAGTTACTTTTGCTTCTGCTACTGATACTGAATCACACTCTATTAAATAGTTGCGTCGGACTTTCTTTTCCTTAACTCCATTTTTAGTATCGATTTCCTCAGTAAATACAACCTGTGTTTCGTAATACATTACTACTCCTTTATTTTATTATTTGTAATATTTCTATTATCATTGCCATTGCATTGATTTCTTTATCAACTACTTGGGCATCACTTAATTCATATTTTGCTATAACCAAGATACAGGCGGCGATATGTCCTTTACCATAACTATCAACTTCATCATATAGAAGTCGAAATAAATCTGCAAAATCTGTAACCTTTGCATCTGCCATCAACTGACGAATGTTATTAAATGCACTTTTTCTATCTTGAGTTTCTAATATCTTTAATAACTTTAATTTATAATCATTCTCTACAATACTTTGTTTATCAATAACCAGTTTACCACCAACTGATTGTCTTTGGGCACTATTAATGACTCGTCTTATATCAGGATAACCACTATTCACTAACAATCCAATATCAGATAATTCTGATTCAATTCCTTCTTGTTTTAGAATATTACTCAAATGAATGGCCACATCTTTCTTGTTTGGTGGAATGACCTGGAATGTCTGACAACGAGATTGTATCGGATCTATAATTCTCTCTACAAAATTACAAGTCAAGATAAACCTACAATGTCTACTGAATGTTTCCATTAAATTACGAAGTGCGGCTTGAGCGTTAGGTGTAATATAATCACACTCGTCCAGTATTATAATCTTATAATCCTTAAACCCCATAGTTGAGGCAAAACTTTTAACCTTTGTTCTCACGGTTTCTACATTGTTCTCATCTGATGCGTTAATATACAAATAATCACATTCTATATTATTAACGAGTAGTTTTGCGAGAGTGGTCTTACCTGTACCTGCCTTTCCAAACAGTAAAAGATGTGGTAAGTCTCCACTCTCCAAATACACCGCGACTTTACTTTTTAATTGGTCGTTACCAATATAAGTGTCGAGTGTCGAAGGCCGATACTTTTCAGTCCAAATTGTGTGTTCATTATTCATACTTTTTCCATATCCATATAGGTTCTCCAAATAATCCTTCTTTTTCTGGTAATATATATTCGGGATTTCTATTGGCCTCTTCTGTTACTTTAGCAGTTCCAACACCAATACAATTTGGTCTTTTTGCCATTTCATAACCAATACAACCTTGATATTCACTATCTTTAAGTGTATCTAAAAAATCATTCATAGGATCACAAATGGGTAGCCATCCTTTTGACTTTTTACCTTTACTCGAAGCATTTACATCACTTATATTTACTAATAAATATCCTCCTGGTTTAATTGTTTCCCATATATTACCTAACGCCTTCTGTAAAAACTGTTCATTCCAATCATCAATGTCTTTGTATCTCACCCAACTTTGAGTATCATCATAACTATATCTCTCTACATTAAAATATGGTGGACTTGTAAATGCTATATCAAAGTAACTTTCATATATACTTAAATCTACATCCTCAGCTGGTTCACATATAAAATCTGACTTTTTTTCATTTTCGAAAAATCCTAAATGTTTACTGTAAAACTCGGCCTGTTCTTTATATATAGAATGATTCTCTTTTCGTGGGTCTATTCCCAAATAATACTCTCCCGTTTCTGATGCGTAGAATCCAGCCAGCCTGTCACCCCAACCTGCACTGAAATCAAGAATGGTCTTTGCCTTAAACATATCATAAATTGATTTTGCTACATTGGGTTTGAATTGAGAACAAATATACTTTCTAAGTCCAATACACGACCTTAATGTTCCCCTATCTACTTTCTCAACATTGAGTGTGAATAATGAACCTAACAAAGTATACATAAACTTTGGATTCCCCCAAGTTCTAACTGGACCTGGAGAAATAGTTCCATCTACCGACCATCTATTATACTGTTGGAAATAATTACTAGCGTCATTTCCTCTGTTTATCCTTCGTATGATTTTATCACTTAACGGCCATTTATACTCTGACCTTGCATACCATGCTGTTTCTTTTAAATAATCGGGCCATTGGATTCCCTTTAACTTCATAAAATCTTTGTATGCATCCTTCTTGGTCAACTCTTGTGTAGGTAATTCATAATCTTTCAAAATCTCTACAAGGGTTTCCTGAATGTCTGGTCTGTCAAATGTTTCCTTTATATAAGCCCACTCCTTTTTACCTATTTTAAGGTAGGGCTCCATATCTCTAAATTTGTTAAAATAATCTAAATACATCTTAAAAAAACTCGTGTTTAATTGTTTGTTTCATTTCCATTTTTATTCTCTCATAAAATTCTTGACCGTATCGTTGAATTATAGAATTCTTTGATTGTAGCCAAATCTGTTTGACTACGTTTTCTATCTTATCATCTAATATCAACTCTTCCCTTTTGTTGTGTTTTCTAACTTCTGGTTTTATCTTGTAATGATACTTTCCATCTACCACTTTATCCAATTCATAGTTCATTGGTTTAGGACAATGTATGTATCCCCAATTATTTATAACCAATCTATCAGATTTATTCTCTATTAACGGATACAACTTACAGAATATTGGTCGGTCATCTCCCAAACTACATCCTGTATTGTCATCCTTTAATAAATCACAACATCCATCTTGACTCCATTCTAATTCAAGGTCTAATCCATATTCCTTTTGATAAAATTCTTGTTCTTCTTCCGTGATTTCTACATGAAATGATGGGTGATTACAGCAACCGAAGTTGCATAGGCCGCACATGATTTTCTTTTCTAGCCAGGATTTAGAAAAAGTTGTGCTTAACTTGCTCATGTTTCCTTCTTAATTCTCTATCGATAATTTTTTCGTATTCTGATTTGTGCCATTTGATTGGTTCGATATAACTCAAATCATATTCCTTAATCCCAACATCCCAAAACAATACCTTCTTGGATGGTTTTATATTCTTGACCATCCAGTCCCACGCCTTTGCCTCGTATGTCGCATCAAGCGGCAGCGATTCATCTAATTTAAGTTTGTGTTGATATGGATAATCAGATTGTACCACATGAAATTCTCCGTCAAATTGGTCTTTGGGAAGGAGACGGTCATACCACATTTTCTTGTTTTTATACACATACCCACTTAATGCTACAGGATATATGGTTTTAACATTTTTGTTATACAACTTACAACCCAAAGCTACACCTAACATAGATAAACCACTCCCAGCGATCCCCACGATTGTTTCCACGTTATCTGGAACATTTTTGACTTGCTGGGCAATAGTTTCCATTACTTGTCGTCCATTCATACCAAATTTGATTTGGAAATAACCTGTTTCAGATACGAGTTTCTTAGCATCGAGTTCGGGACCCGATATATTAGGGTTTCCTACTCCATATACCTTTGCACCAAACTTTTGTGCCAATGACACATTCACTCTGTAACTATCTTTAATGTGGTCGGGATAATGTGGTACTGTAACCAAACATTTTAGACCAAAATACTTAGCAACTGCGGATGTGATACAACTCTGAGGCGACGGTATACCCGCCGCCGTTAATATCCCACCATTACACTCATTGAGTATATGGTCTAAATTATCGTAGACAAGTTTAGAACATTGGCGGACTTTTCCACCTGAAACGCCTGCAAGGTTGAATTTATCGTCACGCTTGACCA